AAGAAAAGTCCAGTGGCTTTATTCTCTTCAAAAAACTGCTAAAATCGAGAAAAAGTGGGATTTTGAAGGAATTGCTAAGGAATATTTCAACAAGAATGTCAAAAAGGTGTTTGACGAAGAACTGAAAAAGGCATTATCGACGGCTAAATAATTTGTCAATACCCAAAACGACCTTCTATAAAAAAAGATGGTCAAAAATTGTGTTTTTTCGCTCCGTATGGTCTACATTACGTGTAGAAATGGCACTTTATCCAGTAGAACTTTGCCGCCAAATGGTGACTGAATATCAAACAGCACTTTCTGCAGTGCTGAAATCTCAGTCGTATTCCATTGGTGGCCGTACAATGACTAAGGCGAACATTGCCGAAATTGAAAAAGGTTTGGATAAGTGGTCCAAAAGACTTTATGCAGCTGAAAACGGCATTACTTCAAACGGAATGCCAAGAGTGAGGAGCATCATACCGCATGGCTAATACTATTGCTTTTGGTGGCAAGGGCATCGCCTGGAAGGGTGCTTCTGTTGTAAACGAAGCGTTAAAGGCGTTTCGAGTGTCTAAGGGCTCTGCAGATAGAGATCTTAAGTTTGACCGAGAAACTATTGCTTTGCGTGCTCGTAACCTTTACCAGAATTCCGCTTTTGCAGGTGCTCTAGTAAACACAATCGACACGAACGTTGTTGGTACTGGCCTTAAGCTTCGCCCTACAATTCCTTGGAACTTGCTTGGGATTGACCGTGAATATGCTGATGCTTGGGAAAAACGCACCCAGGAACTTTTTGAAATTTGGGCTTCGTCTAAATTCTGCGATGCCGAAAGAAAATGTGACTTCCACGAACTTCAAAGCCTTGCTATCAAGACTGAATTGATTTCTGGTGACTGCTTTGCACTTACGCAGTACAAGAAAAATGCAGGACCATTTGGGCTTTGCATAAAGTTGCTTGAGGCTGACCGTTGCCAGAACCCTATTAGCGTTGTAGACTGCCAGCGACTTGCCCAGGGTATTGAAGTTGATGAAAATGGCATGAACGTTGCATACCATTTTACAAAGGTTCCGCCGTTCAACATAGAAGACTACACATATCTTTTTGAAACTGTTCGAGTTCCTGCGTTTGACTCTTTTGGTTACGCGAACGTTATTCATTGCTTTACTCCTGACCGTACCGACCAGCGTCGAGGAATTTCTGCTTTGGCTCCTATCATTAGCCAAATCAAGCAGCAAGAACGTTACCAGGATGCTGAACTTTTAGCAGCCGTTGTTAGTGCGATGTTTACCGTATTCTTGGAATCAAACAACCAAGATGAAGCTGGAATGTTGGATGGTAACGTTCCAGACGAAGAGCGTGTTGGCAATGATGCTGGGCCAAAAACGCCTATTGAACTTGCTCCGGGTGCAATTGTAGAACTGCCTCAGGGTTACAAGATTAACCCTGCGAATCCGACACGCCCAAATGTGAACTACAAGCCTTTTGTAGATTCCATTTTCTGCGAAGCTGCAGCCCGTGTTGGCATTAGCTATGAAGTTGTTTTAAAGCAGTTCAATTCGAGCTACAATGCTGTTAGAGCAGCTTTGCTTGAATCGAAGAAAACGTTCGGACGCGTAAAGCACAACTTTGTAAGCGATTTTTGCCAACCTATTTACGAAAAGTGGTTGCAGCAAGCGATTATTACAGGAGTTATAGATGCTCCTGGCTTTATGGAAAATCCTCTTGCACGCGCTATGTGGAGCCGTTGCGCTTGGATCGGAGATTCTGCATTCTTGCTCGACCCTCTCAAGGAAACGCAGGCTATAAAGATGCAGCTTGACGAACAGCTTATGAGCCGTGACGCTGCTGTTGCTGCTATTACAGGCGGCGAATATGAACGTACTGCACACGAACTGGCCGAAGAAAAGGAACTTCGCGAATCTTTGGAATTGCCTGAACCTGGTGCAGTAAGCAAGAGCGAAAGCGTAAGCACTGCAGTTGTAGAAAATGAAGAAAACAAGGAAAAGCAAGATGGCTAAAACTAAGAAAGTTGAAAGCAAGGTAAACGCATTTTTTGCCACTCGCTTTGCCATGCGTCGTGACGAAGCCGAAAAGCTTGCAAGCGTAAATTTTGATTGGGAAAAGAAAGACAATGGCGAATGGGAATGCCCTAACGTCGTTGACTTGCGAAGCGATGGTGTGGCCGTGATTCACGTCGATGGCCCATTGTCTTATAGAACCGACCTTATTAAGGCTTGGTTCGGTATGGATACTTACAATTCCATAGAAGCAGCTTTTGAAGATTGCCTTGGAAATAAGAAAGTCAAGGGCATTGTATTCGATATTAACAGCCCTGGTGGCGAAGTTAGCGGATGCGCTGACCTTGCCGAAAAGATTTATAACGCCCGTGGAACAAAGCCTATTGTTTCTCGCACTGGTGGCTTAATGTGCTCTGCCGCATATTGGATCGGTTCGGCTTGCGATGCCGTGTATACAGCATCGAATGGAACTTTAGGTTCTATAGGTGTTCTTTGCGCATACAACAAGAACGAAGGCTCTACAGACGTTGTAGTTTCGGACCTTAGCCCTAATAAAGCTCCAACGCCTGATTCCGATGAAGGCCTTGCACTTATAAAGCAGGAACTGAACGACCTTGCAGAAGTGTTTATTGAAGCCGTTGCAAAGCACCGTGCTACAACTTCTAAGGATGTTGCTCAAAACTATGGGATGGGTGGAGTATTCATTGGCCAAAAGGCTGTTGATGCTGGCCTTGCCGATGCTGTTATGAGCCTTGAAGATGTCTGCAATATGGTTGCAGGCGGTGAATCTATTGAATTTTCTAACAACAAAAAAAGAGGTGACTCTATGGCACAAGAAAAGACTGCAGAAATTTCTGCAGAAGAAATCGCCAAGAACGCCGTTGCTGCATACAAGCAGAGTATTTCCGATGTAAAGGCAGTGTTTGATGCTTGCCACATTGCAGAGGATGCTACCGCTTTTGTTGACGGCGGTAAGACTCTTGCCGATGCTAAGGATTTTGCATTCAACGCAATGCAAGAAAAGATTGGAGCGATGGAAACTGCTCATGCAGAAGCCATTGCTGCAAAGGATTCTGAAATCGAACAGCTCAAGGCTGACGTAGAAGCTGCAAAGGCTGCTGCACCAGTTGCTAAAGAACTGAGCGAAGAACAGAAGCTTGCTATTCAGAAGGGCTTGGAAGCTGAAGCGTCCGCTGCTAATTCCGTGCAGGGTGGTGCCCAGGCATCTGAAGAATCTGAACGCAAGTCTATTGCTGCCGCATTTTCCCGCGGCTTAAACAACTAAAATAGGAGTGGTGCGTATGTATACTGCACAAACTACTGAGTATGAAAAGTTGGTCGCGGGCGACTATCCTGTTGTCCAGACCGTTGTTACAATCGCTGGTGCCGCTGAACTTACAGCTGGTACTGTTCTCGTTGAAGGCAACACTGCTGGCACTTATGCAAAGCTCGCTGGCTCCACTGCCGGTGCTGTTGGTAAGCTTGCAATTTTGCTCGAAGACGTTAATGTAGCTGCTGACGCTAGCGTTACCGCTCGCGCTGCTTTGACTGGCGAATTCAACAAGGATGCACTTGTATTTGGCACCGGTGCAACACTCGCCATCAACAAGACAAACATGATTGCACAGGGCATTTTTGCCAAGGCAGTAATCTAAGGAGATTTGAACATGGCTATTATTGATGTTACCGATGCTAAGGAATTGACTCTTGCAGTCAACAACAACCTTGCTCCGAAGCGTTTCCTCGCTTCTTTCTTCACTAAGTTGACTCATAACACCAAGGATGTTATGATTGACTTCGTTGAAGGTTCCCAGAACCTTGCTCCGTTCATTCGTGACGGCGAAGCGGCAACAGTGTCTACTCGCAAGGGTTACAACATTCGCACTGTTCATTGCTATGACATTTGCCTTAAGCGTCAAACCAGTGCTTTTGATGTTCTTAAGCGTCTACCTGGCGAAGCTCCTATTGTTGAAGGTGCAATGAGCCCTAGCGAACGTGCTGCAGAACTTGCCGGCCGTGACATGTTCGACATGCAGAACCGTGCAAACCGTACCATTGAAAAGATGATTTCCGATGGTATCTTCAATGGTTCCATCAGCATTACTGATGCAGATGGCAACGCCATTGACTCTATCAATTTCGGTAAGAAGCAGACGCACTCCATCAGCAAGACTTGGAGCACTTCTGGCTATAAGAAGATTGCTTCCGACATTGAAGATGCTGCAGTCGTTGTTGCACAGGATTCTGGCCTTACTGCAACTGATATCATTCTTGGTTCCACTGCAGCAAATCTTGCTCTTGAAAACGATTTCTTCTTGAAGCAGCTTGATACCAAGGATCTTACAATTGGCAGCCTCAAGACAACAGTAGAACTTCAGAACCGTGGTGCTCGCCTTATCGGTACTCTTTCCGGTATGCGTGTTTGGCGTTACGACGAAATCTACAAGTCCGGCAACAATGTAAACGGCATTATTCCGGCAAGTGGTGTTGTTGTTCTTTCTGCAGACCTCCAGGCAACATTGCACTACGGTGTTGCAGGCGATATCAAGAACGGATTCTTTGAAGGCGAATTCGCTGCAGATACATATTACGAAAACGACCCGGCTGCTCAGTGGCTCCGTCTCCGTACTGCGCCGCTCCCTGTAATCGAACAGATTGACGGTCTCGCTACCATTACAGTTGCCTAAGGTAATTTGAATGTCTTTCAAAGATAACCTCATGAGTGACCTTGCTGATTCGTTCTTTAACGAGAACGAATTCGGCGAGTCCGTAACACTTTTGCGTGGTGGCGTTAGCTATAGCGTAAAGGGGCTTTACGATTCTCCTGAGGTTGCTTCTGAAAGCATTGGCGATGTTAATGCCATTGCACACGCTCCGCGTCTTTTTGTGAGCATTGATGACCTTCCTGAACGCAAAGCTCGCAAGAATGACGTATTCGTTCTTGAATTAACGCCGTTGCATTCTGCAATGAAGCTTCGAGCAGTTGATTTTGTTTGCGAAAATGACGGGGTAGTTGTCTATAGATTGATTGTTTACTCAGATTATGAGATGTTGCAAATCTTCTGTACTGATGAAGGAAAGAGCGGTGCAATATTGATTGACGAGAGAAACGACGTTACGTGTTTGGTTGACGAGTAGTATATGAGCGAAAGAACTTTTACTTGTATAAAGGACTTTAGGCATGCCGTTGTTCAGACTCTTAAAGATTCTGAAATAATTGGCATTGGTACTAATGTTACTGCTTCTCGACAAATGAATGCGTGGCCCGAAGAAAAATCTTACATCATAGTTAATGTTTCTAGTGTGAACTTTGATGACAAGGCAACGAACCCTCGTTTTTATTTTGCTAAGGCCGATCTGAACATAGACGTTTACGCCAGAAGCTTTATAGATGGCGAAGTAAATGTAGATGGTATTGAATCTGATTCCGACTTGAACGACTTCCTAGATGATACTGCGGAATCAATCGTTACTGCAATTGATCCTTGCAAACATTGGAATGGTCCTTACCGGGGTCTTGTAAGCAAGTGCTCTCTTAAGTCTTATGCGAACAATCTTTCGGAACGTTCCGACACTGACCGTGGTTCTGCTCGCATAACTTTTGAAGTGGCGTTTACTATTCAAGTTGATAAGACTGCTCCTACAAACGATTGGTTGAGAGCCAAGAACACTGTTAATGCAGACGGAAGCGAAACTTCAATGACATTCGAAACGAAACTGAGGCCTGAATCATGAGAAAATTCGTAAAACCTACTGGTTCGCCAGTTTACCTTCCTGAACAAGATCGCGACATTTTGCCTGAAGGTGAATCTGTAGAAGTGACTGGTTACATTGAACGCCTTATTGCTCGTGGCATTCTTAAGGTTGCCGACGTTGCAAAAAAGGAATCTGAAATTAAACAAGGAAAACAGGAGTCTAGAAAATGAGTATTTCTTTTTCTGAAATTCCAGCCGATAATCTTGTTCCGATTTTTGCTACGGAGTTCGATGGTTCGAACGCCACAAAGTCTGGTGCAATGCCTTGGAAAAACCTTATTATCGGTCAGCCGCTCAGCTCCAAGATGAGTACAAACGGTTCTCTTACCAAAATTACAAGCGACGAACAGGCCGATGCTGCATTTGGCTATGGTTCACAGCTTGCCTTGATGGTAAAAGCATTCCGAAAGAACACAAAGAATAGCGAACTTTGGGCTTTGCCTGTTGCCGATAATGCAGATTCTGCTGCAGCAAAGGGTTCTGTAAAGTTTACTGTTGCTGGCGATGGTGAAACTCCAAAGCTTAAGGTTGCCGGTGCTGTTCGACTTATGATCGGTGGACAAGCTTGCCCGGTAAATGTTGCTATTGATGACTCTGCTGCAAATGTTGCAACAAAGGCTGCCGCTGCAATCAATGCTATTGAAAACCTGCCTGTAACTGCTTCCGTTGATTCTAGCGACAGCACTAAGGTAGAACTTACAGCAAAGAACAAGGGTTCTAACGGTCACGGCATCGATATTCGCTGGAACCATAACCAGGGTGAATCTTTGCCAGAAGGTCTTTCTATTACCAAGGTAGCGATGGCTAATGGCGGTTCCGACGCTTCTTACTCTACGGCAACCGTAAAGGCAAAGTGCGAAGGTACATGGTTCAACATGGTTGTTATCGGTTCCGATGAAGCAGACAACGTTAACTACATCAAGGAAATGCTTGACGAACGTTGGCAGGCTACAGTTCAGCAGACTGGAGTTATGTGCTTCTCTTTGAACGGTGGCGATACTGAAAACGGCTTTACAACTCGCGGCAATTCCTTGAATTCTCAAGAAATTGTTCTTGCTGCAATTCCGGATTCTCCGACTCCAGGATATGTAAAGGCTTCTGCTTTGTTCGGCTGCGTTGCTCCAAAGGCTCTTAACGATCCTGCTAGACCACTTTCTAACTGGGCTGTTGCCGGTGTTGTTGCTCCGAAGTCCGAAGACCGTGAAGGCTTTGACGGCAACAATTCTTTGCTTAAGTCTGGTTGCGCTCTTATGACCGCTGCAGATGATGGTACCGTATACACAAAGCGTATTGTTACCACATACAAAAAGAATGCCGCCGGTGCCAAGGATACTGCTTACATGCAGCTTGAAACTGTTCTTACACTCAGCTACTTGCGTTGGGATTGGAACAACTACCTTGCTGTTAAGTACCCTAACGCAAAGCTTGCTGACGATGGCAATAAGTTTGGTGCAGGTCAGGTCGTAATGACTCCGGAACTTGGCAAGGCTGAACTTTTGAGCCGTTACCAGTTGTGGATGGAAAAGGGTCTTGTTCAGAACTATGAAGACTTTGCGAAAAATCTTGTGGTTAAGCTTGACCCAGACGATGCTTACGCAATGCAGTTCTTGATTCCGGCTCACTTGATTAAACAATTCTTTGTTGGCAAGTCCAAGATTCAGTTCGACTAAGGAGAAAGAATATGGGTGATTTTGATGATGTTGGTGGTGTATTCGAGCTCAAGGTAAACGGTGTCCTTTACAACCTTAAGGGTCAGCCTACAATTGAACTCGGTGGTACAACTCGCGAACCGGTCCTTGGTCCTGAAGGTCGCTTGCATGGTTACAAGGTTGTTGGCAATAACCCGGGAAAAATTTCCGGAACTATTACCGATACGAACGGCCTTGACATTGTTGAACTTCAACAGCTCAAGGATGCTACCGTAACTGTCAAGAAGCCTAATGGCAAAACAGTAGTTCTTGACCACGCTTGCTTCAGCATTGTGGCGAGCGAAAGTGGCGAAGAAGGCGAAGTTTCCTTTGAGTTCCAGGGCCCGCCTGCAAAGGAACAGAAGTCCTAGGACTTTCTTTTGCCTGCTTGTTTGGGTTCATGGGCAGGCAAATTTCCGCGTGTCGTGGGTGCCATAGGCTTGGAACTTGAGGTGTGTGAGGGCTTATGGATCGGGTTCGAATCCCGGGCGCGGCTTATTTTAACAAAATCCATACAAGGAGTAAAAATATGGACTATAAGTTGATTGTGCCTATTCAGAAGGTGAATGGCGAAAAAATTGAATCATTGAATGTCAAGGAATCTTTTACAGGTCGTGACATTAAGGCTATTGGCAACGCAGGTGGCGAAGGTTCTGCTATGATTGCTCTTGTTGTTGCTGCTACAGGCCTTGGCGAAAATACTGTTCTTAACATGGATGCTCGTGATGTTCGTGAAATTGGAGCAATCGCCAAGCCTTTTTTAGCCGGTGGCGAGGCTTAGGCTTCGACGACGGATTTGCAGTTCTTGCTGGTGTTTTCCATTGGTCGTATGACCAGATAATGAACTTGGATGCAGAAGGCTTTGACTTCAGTGTAAAACAAGCTCTAAAGTACCTTAAATGGAAAAATCCAAAGACTAAATAGTTTGCTCTCCTAAATCAACATGCCTGTGGCGAAAGCCGCAGGCTTTCTTGTTCCAAGTTGGAATAATAATTTTAAACTTTTAACTTAAATTTTTACTATCGTGTTAAAATTTGTCAATTAAATAGTATATATTATGGACATGAGAAACGGAAAAATGACATATAATTTCAGACTTAAAATGTCAGAGGACTTTGTTCGCTGTCATTTGATACCGTTTTTCTTGTTTTGGTCTGGAATCCTTTCGCCTGTAGTGACTAAAGAACCTGTTGTTATTATTTGTGCATTGGTCCCTTTTTACGGATATCTTTATTCTCTTTATGTTTCTAGAGGTAAAAAGAACCAGGCAATTAGTTCTGTGCTGTGGTCTTTCTTTACTTCTTTGCTTCTTTTTGTTCCGTTTTCAGTTTTTAGGGCTGTTTTTGATGTTTTTGAAGTTGTTGCTGGAATGATGGTTGCGAATACTGTTATGTCTGCGATTATTTATTTTATCGCAAGAATTTGTTATATGTGTGATTCTGCTTTCGTATTTCCATTTTATATACATCATTCTGATTAAAAAAAAGATGGTTAAATTCTTATAAAATTATGTGGCCGTGTAGTTATAGTTACTACATGGCCAGTTTAATTAATATTGCTTTGGGAATGAATTTTAACAATGGTGTTATAAATACAATTGTTGGTGGATTTAATAAGGTTGAATCATCTTCTAGTATTGCTGCTAGTTCTGTAGTTAAATTAGGATCTACTCTTTCTAAACTTGGAAGAATACAGTCTTTTGCTGCTGTCGGTAATTTGGTAAGTTCTGCTATGGGTTCTGTAAAGGGAATTGCAGATGAATTAAAAAAGTCTTTTGATAATCTGTCTGGTTATGCAGAAACTGGTGATAAAATTGCGAAAACATCTCGTTTGGTTGGACTTTCTGTTCATGATTACCAAGCTTTTGGTTCTGCAGCTAAGCACTCTGGAATGTCAATTGAAGAAATGGATTCCGCATTGAAGAAATTCAATGTGAATATAGCAAAGGCCAAATCAGGTGATGTTAAGTCGTTAAAAATGTTTGACGCAATATTGGGTGGGAAAAGCGTTAGTGATTTTAATAATTCGACTGATTTGATTGCTGGTATCGCGGATGCGTATAAAAAGTTGTCTTCTGCGGAGCAGAAAGCTTTTGTGTCTCAGGAATTATTTGGAAAAAGCGGTCAGAAAATATCAGAATTGTTCAAGGATGGCGGTGATTCTTTAAAAAGTTACGTCACAAACTATAATGCCGCTTTTTCTGAGGATGGTGCCGCCAAGGCTGAGCAGTTCAACGACTCTCTACAGGATGTGAATGAAACTATAGAGGTTGTCAAAGTGTCTGTTGCTCAAGAACTTTTTCCGGCATTTAAGGAACTGTTTGATTCAGTTAAAGTATTTCTTGAGTCTTCGGATGGTGAAGAATTTAAAGAAAGTTTGAAGAGTATAGGTGTTGATATTGCGAAAATAGTTAGAAGATTAATTCCTGCTATCGTTAAGTCCGTTAAAGTCATTCATGGGTTAGTTGATTCGCTTGGCCCTAGAATATCTTTGATTTTTGGAGCTTTTGTGTCAATGGTTCCTGTTATAGCATCCGTTGGTATAGGATTATCTGCTGTTACTGGAGTTGCTGCTTCAACGTTATTGCCTGTTATTGGCCTTATTGTTGCCTCTGTAATGTTGTGGGGCAGTGTAATCATGGATGTCTATGACAACTGGGATATGCTTAAATCATTTATTGTCGATGACGTCTGGGGAGCGGTAAAGCAGTTCTTGAGTGACTGCGTCGATGCCGTTAAAAACTGGGCCAATATGTTCGTCGCTGAAGTTCAATGGCTTTGGAATGGTTTTGTATCAATATTCATTGATCCGTTCGTCAATTTCTTCCAAACTCTTCCTGAAATAGTTTCCAAGGCATGGGAGGGATTTAAAAATGGTGTTGCAAGTGTTGGCAAGTTCATTTACGATTCTTTCTTTGGTTCCATTTCGGGAGCTATCAATGCCGCGAAGGGTTTGTTGAGCAGTCTTCCGCTTGTTGGCGGTCTATTCTCTGACTCTTCCGTCAATGCGTCGAATTCTGTATCCTCTGCTGATGCGTCGATAAATGCTTCCAATTCTGTAGCTTCAGCTGCGGCATCCGTCATCCAGCAATCTTCTGTAACGACAACAAACCGTTTCGCGGTGGACTTCAACAATGTTCCGCGTGGAACGCAAATAACTCCACCTGAACAAGGTGACTTTGACTGGTCTCGTAGCTATACTTTTGCAGGAGCCGTATAATGAGTGCTTTTCGCTATGAATATGCAGAATCGCTTGAAAAAGTAAAAATAAATACTGTTGCAGGCGAAATAGAATGCGTTGGAGCTTCTTACAATGGAATTCCGTTCCTTGTTGAAGAAGCTTCAAGCAATGGTGGTCGTAACGTTGTTACATCTGCGTTGCCTTTTACAAATGAACATGTGAATGAAGATACTGGCAAAATCATTCGCCAGTATCCAATGAAGTTCTATTTGGTTGGGTCCGACATTTCAAAGAAACTTGCCGACCTTGAAGAAGCGTTTAACAAAGAAGGTGTGTTTGAACTTGTACACCCTTACTATGGAAAATTTGATGTTCGTTGTGGTCCGTATTCAGTTTCGTTCTCTACATCTGTTCAGGAATATGTTACTGGTGAAGTGACTTTCATTCCAGAAGTTGACCCTAAAAAGTCTGTACGTTCTGTCGTTGACCTAAAGGGCCTGGCAGCAATGAAGGCCCAAAAAGCTTTGGAAGATTCGAACGCTAATTTCAAACAGAACTTCAACATTCTGCAAAAATCTAAAATGATTGTGGATTCTGTTTCTTCTGCAGTTAGCTCCACTTTAGATGCTGTTGAAGCAGCTAGACAATCATTGCGCGATGTTTCTGGATTTGTGAACCAAATTTCAAGAATACGTTCAAACGTAGGTTTGCTTTTACAAACTCCTGGGGATTTTGCTACAAGGCTTCAAGACCTTTACACAATGACAAAGGAAACTTTTGGGATTGGTGGTGGTTTTGTAGACTATGTTAACGAATCGCTTGTTCTTATGGAATCTGTTGAATTTGATGATTCCGAAATGCCGTCTGGCGAATTGTCTAACATGGTTGGAAATCTTTCTCTTATGTCAGCAGCATCGATGTCCACGATGTGCGTTGTGGAATGCGAGTTCGGCAGCTCTCAAGAACTTAACGATATGATTGATAGATTTGAAGAAGCTTTTGAGAATGCGAAGTCTAAGGTTTACTCTGTTGAAAACTACATGGCTCTTGCAGACATGGAAGCTTCTGCTATGAGCTATTTGAGAGACGGGGTTTCAAAACTTCCTGTAATTGTTGACTATGAGTTGAATTCTAGCCGTGATGCAATTACAGTATGTTACGATTGCTATGGTAGCCTGGATAAGCTTGAAGAAATTCTAGAAAGAAACGTAATACTTGACCCGATGGTAATTGACCGCGAATCATTGAAGGTGCTTTCTAAATGATTGAAGTATTTGCAAACGGCCGAAAGTTCTCTTATTGGACTAGTGCTAAGATAAACCGCTCGCTAGACCATATTGCGGCAACGTTTAACTTGAACGTTATTGCTGTTGATAAATCCGGGAATCCTGTAAAGTTGTTCCCTGGTGACTCTGTAGAAATAGCTGTTAACGGAAATACTGTTATTCGTGGGTATGTTGAAAAGTTTTCTGCATCTTTTGCCAATGGTACTCATGCGTTTACGGTATCTGGCAGCGAAATTAGTTGCGACATTGCCGACTGCTGCATTGAAAGCCCTTTGGAATGGAAAAACAAAACTCTTGTCCAGATTGCCGAAGACATTTGTTGTAAGCTTGGAATTCAATTCATTAACGAATACGGAGTTGACCCAGGTAAACCAATAAATAAATTTTCCGTTGACCCTGGAGTAAAGGCGTTGGAGACTATTACCAAGCTTTGCCGTGAACGTGGAATTATACCGTGCTCCAATGGTCTTGGCCAAGTATACCTGTTCAAGCCGTCTGGAGCAAATCGCGGTCCGAAATTGGTGCAAGGCGAAAACCTTTTAAGTGCTTCCATGGATTTTTCAATAAACAATCGATATTCCGTTTATAACGTCTTTGGTTCCGGAAAAGCAAAAAGCAAAGTTGTTGCTTCAAGAAGTGATTCTGATGTTGGCCGTTATAGGCCTTTGATTATAGTTGATTCAAACGCAACTCAAAAAGAAAGTGTAGAAGCCCGTGCAGAATGGGAATATAACATTAGAAAAGCTAAGTCCATGAATTTCAAGTGCTCTGTACAAGGCTGGAATAGCAATGACGGAATTTGGGAACCTGGTGTTATAAGCTCGTTTTATGCTCCTGCATTGTGCGTAAACGATCCGTTGGACTTACTTATTTCTTCTGTGGAATACTCTTGGAATGAGTCCGGAGAAATAACGAACGTTTCCCTAGTTTCTCCGGACGTTTATTTGCCTCAGCCAGAAGTAAAGAAAAGCTCGTCTAAAACAAAAACTAGGGTTAGTGCAAAAAGCCCTTGGGATTCCATCAAAAAGGCGGTAAAGGGATGAACGTAGAAAACTTACTCGACCCGATTTTCTCTAGAATTAGGCTTATGATAGGTCGTTGCGTTATCCTTGCCACAAAATATAATTCCGGGGACCTTGAAACAGATATTGAACTGGTTGCAGGAGAAAAAAGGCGTGATGTTGAATTTGTTCAGCAATATGGATTCAGTTCTAGGCCTAAGGGGAATGTTTCTGGCATAGCGTTGTTTGTTGGCGGTTCTAGGGACAATGGGGTTGTAATAGCTACCAATGGCGACGATATAAACGAAAGTCTTGAAGAAGGCGAAATATTAGTTCATTCACCTTATGGGCAAAAAATAAAGCTGACTAAAGACGGAAATATCGAGCTATCTTGCGAATCAGGAAAAGAGATTAGATGTTCAAATGACTTGATTGTAGATGGTAACGTTCGTTCCAAGAAAGAAGTTTCAGCTATGTACCAGAGCGTTGGTGCCGTTTGCGTTAATCTTTCTACCCATTTGCATGGCACTGCGGTCGGTCCGACTTCGGTTCCTACAACTACTCCGGCAAATCCATAAAAAAAAGATGGTCAAAAAACGTTAAATATTTTCGCTCACTTTGTAAGTTCACATTGTGAGCGATCTTTTATTGAAGAACCTTGAAGATGGAACTTGCGACCTTGATTTCGATTCGGTGTCGCTTGACTTGAAGACTAGCGATAGCCTTTTTAATTGCGTTACGTTGTCTTTGGGTACTTTTGCAAGAGAAAAGAAGCTTGAAAAAGTTATTTCTAACCTTAATCCGTCAATTGGTGGATGGTGGGGCGACTCGTTGAATGCTGAATACAACCTTGGCAGCAATGTTTATGAAGCTATTCCTGGAAAGAGTGTCGATAGTTCTTTGAAAGATGTTGAAAGACTATCTAAAGATGCCCTGCAGTGGCTTGTAGACGATGGAATTGCGCAATCGGTAGGCTGTTCTGCAAAGTTTGAAGGATCGGTCATTGTAATTGGCGTTGTTATTGCGAAGCCATCTGGAGAGGTGGCTGAATATTCCTATGAGTTGAATTGGGAGGCTACAAGTGAAGTTTAGCAGTCTATCTGAAATCATTCAAAGTGTTGAACAGCAGATGGCTGTAAATTTTTACGACGGAAAAACTGCTGTTATTCGCAAGAGCGTTCTAAAGATTCTTGCTTCAGTTATCGGTGCTGCCGTTTACATGGTGATGCTTGTAGCAAAAAAGATTTGGAACAACCGTTTTGTAAGCACTTGCGATATTGATAGCCTTGACGGTTTTGGTGCTGAATATGCACTGCCGCACAAACCTCCTGTATATTCTACGGGATTTGTGCAAGTGAAATCTACTGTAAGCAAGTCCGTACCGTCTGGAACAATATTGTTTGATGAAATAACGAAAAACGAATACCAGACAGTTAATGACGTTGTTCTTAACGAAAGCGGTATTACAAGAGTTCTTGTTGTAGCCAAAGAACCTGGAACGTCGTCAAATGTTGATGCAGGTGTTGAACTTTCTTTTTACGACATTATAGATGATGTAGAAGAACGTGCCAAGGTTTTAGAAAAAGGCATTATCGGTGGCCGTTCTGTAGATGTTGTTATTAACGGAAAAACTGAAAAGTGGGGCGAAAGTGCAGACGAATATAGAAGTCGTCTTCAGATGAGAATACAGAATCCGCCTCACGGTGGTTCTATTAGCGATTACAAGCAGTGGGCCGAAAGATTCGACTTTGTAAGCCGTGCGTTTGTATTTCCTAACTACCCAAAATCGAATTCAGTCACTGTTGCCTGCGCGAACTTTACAGAAAATTCATACCCAGCTTTAAAGGTTGCTCAGCTATCTGAAGTTAGTTCTTATATCAATGCAGATGAACGCAGACCTGTAAACGCCGATGTGCGCGTATTGTCGGTTAATCCTATAAAATTTGAAATAGAAGCTTTCGTTTCTCCGTTTACGGACTCTGTAAAGGATTCTGTAACTTCTGCGTTGAAGTCAATTCTTCAGGGGCTTGGACCAAATTCTACAATGACTTTCGAAGAACTCCGAGTGAAGGTACTTTCTAATTCAGTTGCTGAATCTTTCAGGGTGTCTTACGTTAAAAAACGTGCGAACATTGTAGACTCTTTTTCATTGACACTTAATGTTCCAGAAGATCCGGATGAAGATACAACTGCCGAAGTAATAAACTTTGGTTCGGAAGGTTCTACAATAAGCTTGATTAACGGTTAACTATGATAGCTACTACAGAAAAGATTACGGCATTCGAATCTTGTGACGTGACCCTGTGGGGCTACGGGTTTTCTGCAGGTGCTAAAGTTGAAATAAACGATGGCTTGAAAAATTCGACATTGAATGTCGTTGATGTAGATGAAGAAAAAATTGTTTTCATGGCACCTGCTTGCGGCAGTTACCAGTTGAAAATTTTAAATGGTACTGATTCGTTAGAAGGTTTGGAATTAAGCGTTGTTTCTCGTTCTTGCATACCTGTTAATAAGTTGCCGTCAAGAAACTTGAATGACTTTGCGTTAATGCTTAAAGGTCTTTTGCCTCGTGGTTTCGCTTGGAATTTTAAATGGACAAATGGTTCTTATAAAACTAACTGGCAAAAGTTGCTGGAGTCTGTTGCTGCTGGAATTAAGGTTGCGTTCGATGACATTTCAAAAATGCTTGTAGAATTGTCTCCAGCTGTTACAAGCGATGTTTCAAGGTGGTTCGATGAACTTGGATTGCCTATAAATGGTGTAACTCTTGGTGACTATAGGAACAAGAATGCTGAAATATACAGGATTACAAGGTCTAGGTGTGGTTGCACTGTTCCTTACTTCAAGAGTGTAATGAAGATATTCGGCATTGATATTGAAGTGTACGAATACTGGAAAAATCCTGAAGAATTTGGAAGCTACGATTTTGGTTCTGAAGACCCTAACAGTTTTGTTTTAATCAGGTTCCATGTACACGAAAAGGACGTTGAAGGTGCTACGTGCTCTGGAACCTGTAACGAAGCTCTTGGAAACGGTAACATGTTCTTTGGCGAATGTGTCTTGAACTCAGTAAAGCCTGCGCATGTTAAGTTTATTTATGCGTATGACAATGGAGTTCGATATGGTGACATTGTTGATTCCGAAAATAAAGCAATTACCGACGATTCCGGAAAATCGATTTCTTACAAGTCTTATCTATGGTAGGTTATAATGCGTAGAATTGATACACAAACAGCAGTAAATAACAGGTTCGTGGACCGTGACGACGTTTCTGGAGTGCCAGGGACGAACTTTAATGCGGCGTTTTGCAACGCTATCCAGGAAGAAATTGCGGGTGCCGTAGAAGGTGCCGGGTATTCTTTGGATCCGCAAGACAACGGGCAGCTACTTAAGGCAATGAAAAAACTTGGCGTTGTTACGTTCTTTGGTCAGTCTTCTGTAGATTTAAGTTCGTGTACTTCTAGCTTTGCCGTTGTTGTTTGCACTGATTCTACATCGAGAACTCCTAAAATTACAATCAATAATGCAAGCCATGTTCCTTTGATGTGCTTTCACCAGACTGGCAAACTTATGACTGTTGTTTACGACGGTGAAAACTATACTGTTGCTACCGGTGGAATACTTTTCAAGTCTTATTCAAAAGTATCTGTAATATGCGGTAACGAAGCTAATATGCGTGCGGCCGCTGACCAGGAGCTTTTGCAAAAGATTACCGCAGAGATTCATGAACTTGCTGATGGAGATATCTTCCAGGCAAGTATGCATGCCGGTGAGGACGAACATTTGTTTGTTGGTCGCAAGTACATTTTCATTGTTAAATCAGGTACTGCAACTGTAAAATATCTGAACTACCTAGGTAACATGATTACTTGCACCATCCATGGTGGCACTCTTGTTCTTACTTGT